ATGGGGATGATTAAACCTTATGAGGATCGTAAAAAATTAAAATGGATAGGATTCTTCTTGTCTGAACATACAACTGATATTGATAGAGTTGACAAAGAGTTAGCTTATGTATTCCCTCCTAAACCAGAAATGGATGAAGAAGAAATAGGAAAGTTTCTTCAAGAAGCGCTTATGAAACACAAAAAGTTAGCCGTGCAACTAAATTATACTCAGTTGGGAAAATTTATGCCTGATATAACCGGATTTCTTTCTGGTCACAATGATCTGGGAATCTACATCGGTTCCACCCTCATAGAATATTGTGAAATTCGAAATATAGATTTCTTTTCTGAGAAAAAGTGGTTTGATGTGTAATGAACATAATCAGTCAATATGAGCAGGGCTACATCTCCTACTCCAAGTTTCTTGAAGAGTTTCCGGATTCGATTTCTGAATCTCAGGAGTGCTTATTTGGAACTCGCTGTGTAGAGTTTTATGTTGCCGTCACATTAGTCAAAACTGATTGTCATTATTATGTGCAAAAATACGGAGGCGATCAATGTGAAATCATTGAAAGGTGTAGTTTCGAAGATAAGAGTGTTGAAGATGAGCAAGACCCCTTTGGTGCGGTTCTCGCTTGATGGAGTGAACTGTTTGATTGCTGCGCATAGTTTGAACTTTCTAGCCGATGTGGATGAGGGAATGCAAATTGTGGTTGCTGGTGAGTTTAACGATCGGAAACAGTTTGTTGTGAAGAAATATACTGTCATTGGCAAAACTAAGATTATGATTGAATTTGAAAATGTCAATATTCGATAAGCGTTATAATTTGCTTTTTGAGTGAATTACTATATGATAATTATTATGATGACGGAACATAGTTCCACTTGCACGGCATATGAGAATATGCTGTGCTTTTTTTGTAAAAAAATAACCACTCCCGGGGAGGAGTGGCACAATTAGATGAAAAAGTTTTTTATAAGGTAATTTGATTATATTAACTATTTCCAAATCTTTCAAACCATTTGCTCAAAAATAACCCACCCTCAAGGAGAGTGGGCCTGAAAAAAGATATAAAATGAAATAGCCCCGGTTAAGGCTATGATTCCATTCTACAAGAACATAGTTTTTATTTCAACAAAAAGTCCACCCTAGTTACGATAGAGTGGACCAAAAGAAGTATAACAATGAAAAAATTGAATCGGTTGGTTGGATTTATAATACACCATAGCATTCTGAATATCAATATTATTGCAAATAAAAAAAGCTTCCCTGCTCTTAAATGAGTAAGGAAGCTTTTTTGCGTTCTCTTTCTGTTCGTATAGACTAGGTAATATAATCTCTTTATCAGTCAGTGATCGGCTGAAATAATTGATAAGGAGATTACAAATGAGCTTATTAATAGAAACATCTTGCCCCACATGTGATCAAAAAGAAAGTGATGTAAGAAATTTTGCCATAGGATATATTACTAATGAGGATGTCATAGCCATGAAGTGTAATAATGGCCATGAGTTTAACATGGTAACCACTGCCCCTAAATTTGCGACCATGTACGAAAATGGGCTTACTGCGTTCAATAATGACAATATGTTTGAAGCATTCTCTTGTTTTTATTCTTCATACGAATTATTTAAGATTTCATTTATTAAAGCATATCTGTTTATTATTGAGGGGAAAACTTTAGAAGAAACTGATAGTTTTTTGAAAAATTTAAAGTTTTCGGAAAGAATATCAGGAGCATTTTCACTTATTTACTTCTCCTTTTTTAATGAGATTCTGAAACCTAAAACAACTAAAAATAAATCAACAGAGCTTCGTTCAGAAGATATAACTCTCAGAAATAATATAGTACATTCTGGAACAATACCTACAAAAAGAGAAATTGAAGAATTAGGTTATAATATATATAGATTTATACGAATTAACTACCAATTGTTCTCAAATTCTACTGACGAATTTCCTTTCCCTATAATAATGCAATACGATTTCCAAAAAATGCAACACTTGAAAGAAAAATACCCGACTTATCATGTAGATAATCATGATGGTACATCTTTAGATCTAGGCTCCGAACTAGATTTACAAAATCTTCCAACATTTGAAGAATTACTAGAAAAAAACAAAGGTAATGAGATCAACAAATCAGGTGCGAAGTTTTTTGTTGAGAATAAGTTCGCAGATGAAGACATAAGATCTTTGAGAGATGAACTTGAAAAGAGAGAATCTAAAGATATATAGTGTATCCATCGGCTGTACCATCAGTTATAGAACCTTTACCAGGTACTAAATCATATACATCACTTACTAAATTACCACCGGCAACAGGCGTAGTGAAATATAAAGGCTTACTTTGGTCTAATTTTGACAGCAAGTCAATTAAATCTTTGACAGTATTCCCTTCGAATACATGCTTTCCAAAATCTTCAATTTCAATCATTTTTCATACCACCTTTTCTCATTCATGTACAAGCCCGCAGAAGCGGGCTATTTGTTTACAATTGATTTTTATTGAGTCTTCGTTGTAATTCTTTCACTGCATCAGATACAGGACTGATTACACCATCTTGAGTTGTTCCCAGCCGTTTCTGCAGTGCCTTGATAGTTGCTTGGCCCATTAGACCATCTTGTGTTACTCCTAAGAATTTTTGCAACGCCACAACCACATTCGATCCGATCAATGAATTATCGAATTCCGCAGCATGGATATTTTGATTAAACTTCTGCTTGTATTGGTGACTGATAACGCCATCTTTCCCAGCAGTATCAAAGTACTCTTGTAAACGACGAGCTGTAGCGTTACCGAATCGCCCATCGATCGCTAATTGAAGCATTTGTGGCTTATTATCGGTTGGTTTCACAGTTCCAGTAGTGACGATTCGATAAAAATGATGTGGTAACCGTGTACTCATGTAGGAATCGTGGCTATCAGTATGGATTCCGTTCCAATAGTATGAACAGTGAATAAAGCTCTTATTGCTTAAAAAAATTCCAGTGTGTCCCGCAGATCCATGTGAAGCGCCGGGAGTCCCAGCAATAAAGATGTCCCCGCGTCTTGCTTCTGATCGGCTAATTTCTTTGAGTTTAGTACCAACCATTCTAAACAGTGTTTCCGTATTCCCCATTGATCCTGCCAGCAAAAAACCACCAGCAATCATGGCCAAGAACACAGCAGACGAACAGTCGTAACTTTTAGGACCTAACCGCCGCTCCATAGAATAAGTCACTTTACCTTCACGGTCAGTCATCCATTTAATCATATTTTCGATACTCATAATTATTTCCTCCTTTTGACAATATTTTTTTGCTATAATCTCCTTATCAGCAAATGGTCTGCTGAAATAACTGATAAGGAGGTTTTAAAGTGAGATACACAGCTGCAATAACAAAAGAACAAGGCGTTACCTTCACTGTAGTTCTAATGAAAGGCGGCGTCATAAATTCAAGCAGACGAGAATTAGTAAGATCGAGCCTGCCTGCTAATTTTCCAAGACCCATCATTTTAGCCGAACAAAAACCTAATGGCCGTATGCAGTATCACGGAAGATCGGATATTGTAAGTTTCCTTTCTAAGATTCCTTTCCAGTCTCTTCCTTGGAAGGAGTATAGTTAATTGATTCAGGCTTAGGATTTTCGATATCACCTTTCGGGATGTCATCTGGCCATTCACCACTAGCATAAGACTCGCTGTTCAAATGATTCTCGTTAGTTGTTTGAGCAGCGTTTTTTTCTGTAAACTCCTGCCCATCACCATAGTCTGGTTTTTGTTCATCTTGATACTGGCTGCTAGCGATATTCAAGAAAACACCAGCTAGTGTTGCAGCAGCCGTAATCGTTCCAACAATAATTTCTGTCGAGAAGCCATATAAACCACCTAGAGTTACGATAAACGCCGTGATACCTGGCACCCCAACGGTTAAAACTTTTTTTGCAAAATCATATTGTTTATTAGTTAACTTCATATTACTTCCCTCTTTCTTTCCATAAAGATTTTAATTGTTCACCATGTTCAATCAATCGATCATTATGTTTATCCAAGCGCTCATCATGTCGCTTTAATTCATCATGAATTGCTACACGGTCAGATTTACTTGCTTCTAAATCTCTGGTTAATAGATCAAGATTATGCGCAAGCTTAGTCAGATTATCTGCAATTTTTGTGAAATTAGACATTACCGGTTTAATTACAAATGCCAGCATTCCGACAATTGTCATAATCCAACCTGCCCAAGTTGCTAACTCCCCTACATTTAACATGTGCCACCTGCTTTCCTAAAATAAAAGGAACAAGCGCTATGCTTGCTCCTCTGCTAACATTTCTATGAGTTTTGCTCTAGAAACACGATTGATTTCACTTAGATCAAGATCTTCTGGTTTAACAGTAATTTGTCCATACGCAGATTCCCTTTGATCATTTTGTGCATCTACAGCAATGTTGTATTCCAAAATTGTCCCGTCTGCTGAGTAAACGGGAGTAATGCTGGTCCATCGAAACATAGTCTCTCCTCCTCTACAATGCAATCCTTATCCCACCAAAGGAAACATAGTTTCCTCCATTTGGTGTATTGATTTGAATTTCCCCTGTTGCCAAAACAACTACCCTCGCACCTTTTTTGGTGCTATCCGCGGCGGGTACCAGTTCATTCCTTATCGGTCTAAACCCTACAGGTAAAATACCTCCAACAGGTGAGGCTGTTGTACTAAAATCACCAGAAGTTGGCTTGATCTGGCCTCTTAGCTGCAACTCCCAAGATCCGTCAACTATTTGTACTTTTCGGTACTGACATGGGTTATTTTCTGCTGTGGTGAATCCTGGTGCATAAGATAAATTTGTCCAACTAGCAGGATTTACAGCAGCTGCAGGTAAATAACCACCCACCCCAGATTCCGCCAGATACAATTTCCCTTGTCCTAATTGAGCAATTCTAGCTGGTGAAGAAGAACTCGCTTTGTAGGTATCAACGAATCCTTGTACACGATCCATTGTGGTTGTCCATGTTGACCCATCTGAACCGGTTCGAGCGATTGTCACATTCCCATCCTTCATAGTAGTGGTACCGGTATAGGTTACACCAGAATCTGTGTAAGAAAATGTGTTTACAATCTCTGCCCCTTCCAACCTTTTGAACACTCCATTCTCAGAAAGAATGTTAGGAGCGAGTAAGTTATCAAGAGACATTCCCCACATACTCCAAGCAGCGCCGTCAAATACTTTAATGATCTGAGGAACAACGCTGCTGTCTTGCCATAACGTTCCTTTTGTTGGATTGGCAGGTGCTGTATCAGAGATAACGATCGCATCGTTCCCCTGTTGAGCGACAAGATAGAAATAAGCACTGTAGGTATTGTCCGTATATTTGAATCTGGTACGTGTCCACATATACCAACCCGCTTTAGGTGTAGGTCTTGTCCCTGACCATCCAGACGTTGGTGGAGTTGTTCCATCTTGAGAAATAGCATAGCTGATTTCTTCGGCAGATACGCCTTTACCAGGGTCACCTTTCAATGGTTCTGTTTGTTTAACGCCCTCATCATCCTCAATCGTAAGCGAGCTGTCATCGTTAATTGTGATGATAGGACTTTTCCCTGGTTCTCCTTTCTTACCATCATCACCTTTTGACATACTCCATGTGTAAACACTTGGATCACTCGGCTGCTGATTCACTAAACTAACCGTTAAACCAGTATATTTTTTCCCTTGAGGATTCAGACTAAAACCAGTCCCTTTATCATCATCTGCATAAGCATAAAAGATGAAGTTGCTTACTCCATCTTTTCCTTTAAGCTTGTCTGCCATTGCTTGAATTTGTTCAGCGATTCCACTATCACGAATCAGATAATCTCCTAAAGTAAATTCAAATGTATCATTACTCCTACTACGATCCGTTTTAAGAATGCGTCCTTCTAGGTAAAGTTCATCTTTATCGTTGACGATCGAAACATTATCACCAGCTTTTAAGGTACGTGGAGCATCAATAACATCGACCTCGTAATTTACCTCTGGATAGCCTGTCTTCTTTAACTGAAGAATGGTTTCGTTGGCCAAAGCATTCTGTGTTGTTGCTTCGCTGCTATAGATACCTGTGTAGTATCCCTCGTCTTCGCCTTGTTCGTAGGGATTAAGATAGCGGCTGTACTTAGCATTTGATTCGGTATCTTTCAAAATATTTCCACTCAGAACAAATCTTGCTTTGCCGGTTTCAGGATTAATTTCTTTTTGTGCGGTGGTCAGAGAGTAGCCGTTTAAAGTTATTGGATTTTCTTTTCCGTCAGGCGTTGCACCGTAACATCGATAAGCGTTAAACATGTTTGCTCGACTGCGCTTCATTCGGATATTTTTCACTTCACGATTCATCCGAAGCTCAATACCTGTATCGTTTCCTCGTTTCTTTAGGATATCGATATACTTGTGTTTTAACTCAAGTGTGTTTTCATCAATATCAAAGCGAAATTGTAATTCTGCGTTATCAAATTGAGTGAAAATAGACTGCAATCGATTTAACCCAGTCGCTTCTCCATCCCACTCCAATGTTCGAGTCAGATTAGGAATCTCATTAATTCCGATTTCAAATCCCGAATCTGCTGCTGCTCGTTCGATATAATAAACGATCGGTTTAGCACTACCTGGCGATCCCCACGCTGGGAGCATCTCATTAATAAGATCCATACCTGCATCTTCACCGTAAAAGGAGTGGAACATTGCTTCTTCATCTGATTCATCATCAATGATGGACCATAGCCTTCCATTACCTTCCTGATCAGTAGTGATAAAATAAACTGCTTCTTGGCCGTATGTTCTCACAATATGTCTGTTCTCTTCGTCAAAACCCACGTTTACCGAAAAGGTTGCAGTTCCTTGTTCCACGTCCTCTATTTCATGATCACCGTAATAATTCACACCTTTAGGCAGTATTGCGGAAGCTTTCCCAAGAGGGTTCCAAAAACGATCGAAAAAATAGATAATCATAAATGAGCCTCCTGACTGTAAAGTTTAAAAATTGGCTGTTGTGCCCACGAAGAGTAAATACATTGGATTTGATTGATTCCAGGTTCCAAGAAGAATTCTTCCCAGTCATTTCCTAAACTGCCAAAACCGATTTGTTCGATACCATTTAGTGTAGCGATTCCCGAACTACAATCCGCTCGCAGAACATCAGCTTCTCCAAAGAGGTTTTTAACGTCCCTGAGTTTCGCAACTTTGTCTTTTCGGAAAGTAGAATGGGTAAGTTTCATATGTGATAACGGTGTGCCCTTTACAGGAACCCCCATATAATAAACAACATCAGTCACTTCAATGTCCTTCAACTCATCCAGTCGAATGGAGTGGATAAAGCCGCCGTTGGCGACTCCCCCAACATGGAATCTCAGCAAGTTCCCTTCTTTTACAATCGAAAACTCTCTGCCTTTTTTTGTATAGAAATTCCATGCAGTCGGTTGAAAGGACCATTCTTTCCAATTACCTTTTACATTGATTCGGATTTTCGCATTATTATTTGAAGAAGAAAGTTTGTAAAATACGACTGAGCAGATCGCTTTTCCTGAAGCATCACGCAGTTCCACAATGTAGATACCTGTTTGCCGAATATTTCCAGTTTCAAACCAAACGCCGTGACGAGACTCAAAATCTTTTGCCCCGACATGTCCTTGTGAATCAGGCGACACCTTACGACCATACGTGATCCCTTTGAAGCCCTGTGTGCCAGTTCCGTAAGAATCCGGGGTGACAAATCCGTAGCCGCCATCTGATCCAAACTTCCTAGTACCGTTAGCATTTAGCTTTTCCGTTCCATTCCACAATCCGTCAAACTGATATTCATTTGTTTTCCATCCCCGACTTGCTTCAGCAGAAGCGATCATGACCGTATCCCAAATGACACGATCTGATTCGGTGTACCCCACCGTATCTGCTTCATCAGGATTACCAAACTGCAAGATTTTCCCTCTATCATTGATAAAAGCAACCACACCATTATCTCCTGGCATCGTTGCTTCTAAGATTGGATAGGTTCGATAAGAACCTTTGTTTTCAACTGTAAAAATACTTGAACTGGTATTATGAACGTCAGTTTGTACCGCATGTGCTACGCCGTCAGGTACAAAAAAGGTCAAAACTAATGTCCCTAGCTCTTCGTCAATTACTGTTATACCGCCTTCTCCATCCAATTTTCCTGAATAGTATCGATCAGGCTGATCGGAAAAGATGATATTTCCTGTTTTTAATCGAGGAAGATTTCTTTTTAGAATTTCATTTATTTCTGTAACGCTTTTAAATTGGTTCAATTCATCACTGATCAAGGTGATTTCAACGGTTAATCGAGATTCTGTGTTTCTTGATGACAATACCTTTATGCCATCTGCTTTGGTCTTTTCTCTGAGAACAGTTTCCACGGAGTACGTTGGGCGACTGATCTTGTTGATGATAAAATAGGGAGAATAGTCAAAACCGTCGATAGTCATTTCCACACCTAACATTTTATCCTCTCCTCCCATGTGCTCTTTCTGCAGTACGTATTTTTCGTGTGTTTAATGCATCAATATACTTCCACAACCCTGTGGCGGCTTCTCTACCATCTATATCAACGACAATTGTGTTTTCCTTAGTCAATAGTTCCGAAAGCAGATCAATCATTGCGTTCGTACCGCCATCCGGCTGTTTTAATGAAACAGTCGCATCATTTTGTTTGAACGATGCGTTGTAACCATCATAAGGCAGTTGATTCCCTACTCCCCCAGCAAATCGAGGAATAGAGTTCAAGATACTTCTCGTATCAACAGCTTTATCAATACGCGTCCCTTTTTTCAAAGGTAAAATGACATCCCGTTGTTTTGGAATGATAAATGGTGCGCCATCAGGTGGTGTGATTAATTCTTCGTATAAAGGACCTTTTTGGTCATTGACCATGACCGTCTGATCTTTGGGTAATCCACGGTTACCTGTTGCGGCCGTAGTTCCATAGACACCCCTGTTATACATGGTTTTGGATGCTGAATCATCCACTTGTGTTTTAATCCAGATGTTTTTGACAACATTGTCAGGAATTCTAGCAATTGCTTGTTCCGCTGCAGTCACGCCTGAAGTATCTGAATTGACTTTTATATTTTTTAAACTATCCGGCAACCTCATCCAATCTTCATAGAGTTTCGTACCAGGTATAATTTTTTCGCTGGCTTTGTCATTGACGATGATATCCTTCAACTCCGGATCAAGTTCATTCCAAGCTTTAAGTGTTTCGTCTGATTCCAAAATGGCCTGAATAGCGCTCATATTATCAGCACCGATTTCTTTGACTACCGCTTCATAGTCGTTCCATTTCCCAGCAGCATTAATTGAATCATAAAATTCAATCCTTGCTTGGTCGCCGTTTGCAATTAAGAATTTTTGATCGAAACTCAGTTCATTCCAATTGCCAGCTTCTCCAATAGCAACTGCGACTGTGTCTCTCGCATTACTGTTCAAATTCGCATTCTTTAGTGTGAATTCAAGATTTTGCCATCCTTCTTCGCTAGCAGCTGCAGCCGCTATTTCTTCTTTAGCATTGGTTTTTACTTCACCGGTCTTTGGATCAAAAACCATAGCATTCCATTGCTCATTAGCTACAATCATTTCTTGAGACATGTCTTCAGTTGATTTTGCTAAAATAGAATTGCTTTCAGCTGTTTTTTCTGCGGATTGATTTGCTCTGGCGGCAACTTCATCATAGCTTAAGCCTAAATCTTCAAAAGCAAGACGCATTGTTCCGACATCTGTGCCCATCTTTGTGTAGTATTGATAAAGCTTGTCGGCGAACGCTTGGGTAGAAACATCATGATTGGTTTGTATTTCTGCCACTTTAGCAGCATAATCGCTTTGTGATATCAGACCTGCTTCTAATGCTTCTTTTTGTTGAGCAATTTGATTTTTATATGACTCGTTACTCTTCTGAACAGCTTCAGTTAGATACTGGGCGTACTCTCCAGATTGCTTCAAGTTCATTTGATTGATATCAGCACTCATCGCCACCATGACTGCTTTTTTCTTATCCCCGGATAAATTCAACAAATTAACTTCTGCTTGGATCATCGATTCTCTTGCAGATAAAACAATTTCTTTTTCTTCATCTGTGAATTGACTTACTTCGCCATTGTGCTTTTGATAAATAGCAACAACCCGATCTGACATTGACTGAGTTGCTTGCTCTACTTGCTCATTCAGTTTGTTTATTTTATCAGCGTTTTTCTTTGCTTCTTCTTGCTGTTCTTCTGGCAACTGATCAATTATTTCTTGATTCTTTTTGTTGATTTCATCGACGGTATCAGAAATAGTCTTTTGCATGGAACCGAATTTTTCTTCTACATTTTTGGCACTAGTGTCTACACCTTTGTCAAAATTATCAAGAAAAGTTGCACTGTCTTGCGAGAATCCCCGAACATCTTCAAGTGTTTTCCCTGTCTCTTCCGAAACAGATGTCCCCCACTCTTGAACTCTCTGAGCCGAATTCCAAGCCTCTTCGCCAAAAAGTTTCCAAGCACCATAACCTATGGCTAAAGTTCCAGTCATTCCCAAAACCCATGGATTCAAGAGCGCACCAGTTGATAAAGCCGCACCGATTCCACCTGATCCAGCAGCTGAACTTGCCGCAGATCCCAGCAACCCAAAACTTTTAGCGCCTCCACCTAGCAAGCCGGACGCCAATTTCATCGTCTGTCCAATCGTTGAAATGCCTTTCGTAACTTTACCAATGGCAACAACGGTTGGTCCTGCTATGGCGATAAATCCACCAATTTTCAGAACCCTTTCGATATCTTCATCACTCATAGAACTTAACGTGTCTGAGAAGGCATCTACGGCTTTTTCGACTTTCGGCATGTATCTTTCTGCAATATCCAACAAAGCTTCACCAAGTGGAAGCAGTGCAGTCTGTGCGTCACGAAATAATGCTTTGCTTCTTGAGCCAAACGTTTCTTCTTGCTGCGCTTTTACTTTTTCCATCGCATCAGCGGTATCGTCATAAGAATCATTCACATCGTTCAATGACTCAATGATTTTCATTGCGTTATCTTCGCCAAGCGCTGACCAGACCGTGCTTGCCAATGTCAGCTTGTCTTGTTGATTGGTTGTGTTCTCCAAATCATTGATAACGGATTTGAACACATCTTGTGCAGTTTTTTCGCCTTTTTGAAACTCTTTGAAAATCCCCTGTGTACTACCAGAGAATTTATCCAGATTATCGGCGATCCGTCCATCTGTCAGTGAGATCGTAAACTCTTTGACGAAATCGTTGACCTTATCAAGGTTGTAAGCCCCTGATTTCAGACCGTTTTCTAGTACCGCAAACATCTGTTCAGCGCTAAACCCAGCCTGAGACCAAAGCTGCCCATACTCTGCTAAGTTATCGCCCAGTTCACCAGTCTTATCTAACCCACGCTGCACACCAGTAACATACAGGTCCATTGCAGAATCAGCATCCATACCGAAATTGACCATCAAAGAATTGATCCCTCGTAGGGATTCACCCATGTCTTGACCTAAAGTATCTCTTAAAATCAAGGCATTTTCAGTGACTTTGACGATCTGGTCGTCAGGAATGTCTCCTAATTGCTGTTTCACTTGAATGATTGAATCTGCTACATCGTCCCACGATTCACCATAACCATCAGAGAAAATCTGTTCCATGGCTTGTTTGGTTGCAGCGCTTTGCTCTTGGGTTAGACCAAGAGAGCTTGTGATCCGAGCATTTGCAGTTTCGACATCTCCAGCAGCTTTCAAAGCGGCCACACCCAATCCAACGATCGGTACCGTTAGACCAGCAGTCATTGCACTACCGATCGTTGTCAGCTTTTCGCCTTTTGATCCAAGTTTTTCCCAAGCCGCCTCAGTTGTTTCAAGTCTTTTTTCTACTCGATCGAATGCTTGCTCTGCAGTAGATCCGTATTGATCCATTTCTTGCTTTGCCATTTTGAGCGTTTTACTCATCTTGACACCCATCGTGTCTCGAAGCTCCATCGCTCGTTTTGTTGCGGTTTCAAGTTCAGCTGAATCAATATCTCCTAATGCTCGTTTGGTTTGTGACAAAGACTTAACGACGTCATTTACAGACTTTCCGAATCCTTCTTTGTAAATATTTTCGGCAGCCTTTGTCAGTTCTTTTGCCTCTTGTTCAGTGGTTTTTAGACTCTTTTGAATCTTTTTTGATGCATTATCCCAAGAGGTGGCCAATTTTTTCGAGGAGTTTTGAAATTCTTTCTCAATTTCATTGGCAACTTGTTTTCCTGTTTTTTTCACCTCAGCCATGCCTTGTTTAAATTGTTTCTGATCGGCAACGACAGGTGCCTTGATTGTTGCTAATTCAATTGCTCCAGCCATTAATTTCCACCTCCGTATTGTTGGAATTTCTTCACTGCTTTTTCATCAGCAGTTGTTTGTTTTAAGCGCCAGCAAGTTTCTAAGAATTCGCGTCCTTCGTCACTGCGCCGCATATTCGCAATCCACGAATCATGTTGGTATGCTTTGAATTGTGCATAAGGGAGATCCAGCACGTTGGCTAGATCCACACCAGAGTAATCAGCGATTGCTTTTAAATCTCCTGAATTTGTAGTTAACTCCTGCTCCCAAGCCTCTTGCTTGAAGTGTTTATTGACAAGCGCATTGAAAATTTTCGGGTCGCTGGGAACAGGAAGCATTAGTTTGGGTGTGAATCAACCTCTTGAGCAAAACCCAAAACAGCCATTAGAATAGCGGTCAATTGCGCAGAATTGAGGTTCTCAATCTCGCTTTTAGTAAATTCACGCTTCTCTTTATTCGTTTGCAGAAATTCAAGAACCAGTTCCTGAGCTTTTGGGATTGTATTTTCTGCACGATCAACTTTGTTGACAAAACGTGCTGACGGCTGTGGTACTCGAATGACTTCACCATCAAGCCATTTAAAATCGATTGTTTGTTCTGTTAGTGATTGCAAGTCAATAATTGGCATAAGTAGTTCCTCCTAAAAAATAAAAAGCAGCAAAGGCATTAAGCCCCTGCTACTAATTCCGTTTCGATTTCTGCTAAAAAGTCTTTCAAGTATTCAATGGCCGATAACTCCGCATCGATTACGGTTTCTTGTCCGCCTTGGAAAGACATGTTAAATCCGTTCGTGGCATTTGCGATCAATGTCAAGCGGATTTTCTTGCCATCGTCTTTCGTGTGAACGAAGCGTACCAAAACGTTTTTCATTGGGTTATTAGCACCAAACGTGATTTTTGATAGTGATTTTTCGGTATCTTCGGTGATCGTCGCATTAGTTAATAACCCAATCTTTTGCGGATCAAACGTCAAAATACCAGATGTAAAGGTACACTCTGTTTTCGTAATTTTACGTTTCACCACTTTACCGTAGCTGTTTTCTACTTCATAAACAGTCGGCGTATAACTAAATTGCGCCCCACCAGATGTATGACCGACATTGTTTGCATCGGTTTCAATAGTGGCATGTTCGGGTACAGCTGCACCTGTAAATTCTGAAAGATATAACTCGCCTGCTCCTAAGATTACATTATTAGGGCTTAATTTGTTTTCTCCTGCCATGCTTAAGCACGCTCCTTTGTATTTAAAATAAAGAATGTCGTTATTTCCCACATCTGCAAATCATCACGATACAACGCCCCGCCACCAGAAACTGCACCAGTGAATGAAACGGTAGGCAGCACATTTGCGGTGTTTTTCTTTTCGGTGCTGAAAATATCAATGAGATTCTTTTTCACGACTTCGGCTTCATCATAATCGCTATGGATCACTCGAAGTTCGAGTGTATCTTGGCAAACATATCCGCCTGATGTCGTGTTGGTGAAATAGACGATGGATAAATCATCAAGTACTGTCGTGAACGCTGGAAAGACTTTGTCCACAAATTGTGGATAATTCCCTTCGATCCATTGCTTCACTTCAAACCCTTTTAACATCTATCCACCCCCTAATAATTTTGAAATATTCCCTTGCTCCTGCTCAACTGCATCTTTTAGATACGGATTAGGCTTTGATCCCTTGGTGTAAACAAACTGTCCAGTTTTGGGATCCTGGTAAACCCATGGTGTTTTTCGACCATTGCCGTCTTGTGCGTATATTCCAGTTCCTTGATGATGATACGGTGCATGTTCTTCGGTATTACCCACCGCACCGACTATCTCGTCACCATTGACCTCAACGCCCAATGGTCGGATATCTGCACGCAAGGCACCTGATTGGACACCTACTTTTGTTTTGGCTGTATTTGCTACTTGATCAAGTGCTAACCCCATGTTTCGGATGAGCATTTGTTCAATTTCATCAACTGCAGCATCCACACTAGCTTCAAAATCACCTGTGTCAGCCATTCGCCAGCACCTCCAAAAACAATTGAGCCAAGCGGCCTTCATTGTTCACACCTTTCACCATAAATTTCATAGTGTCATTTCTAAGCTGATAGCGACCAGCTACAAGTGTTTTGTTGGTAGTCAGACCTAAGTAGTCATACTTCTTGATACGAGCGCCAGAACTGCCGAATGTCAGCTGATTTTGCGCGCTTTGATCATAAAGACTAATAACAATCGGTTTTTCTTGCTTTACCCAGTTATCCTTTACAGATCCGGAAGGGGATTTGGTTGGCTGGTTTTCCCAGAGTTCGAATCGTTTTCGCTTTCTACTCGGATTCATCATCATCACCCCATGAACCGATACGACTGTTTGCATACACGATCGATCGCAGGTTAGCCGGTAAGCCGTCAAGATAACTCGTAGACACGCCAGAATAGCTCTCAGAGGCGAGCCCTTCTGTCCCTAATCTATTTACCTTGATAACAATCGAACCCACCACAACACGTTCAAGGGGTGGGTTCAATACCGGTTGTTGCGTACAGGACAATACTTCTTCTGTAGCTTCGTCGATCAGATCCTCTAGCAAAACGTCACTGACAGTCACTTCTGAATCTTCAAGGCGAGTTTTTACACGTTCAATCATTGATCGTGCCATAATTCCACCTACTCTGCTTTGGCTTTTTTGCCTTTTGCTTTTGGCTTTTCGGCAGGTTCAGCCGCGGGATCTGGTGTAGTTCCTTCACCGTCGTATTCAACGCCTAATTCCGATGGGAACTCTTCGGCACCTTTTAATTCTTCAGCAACTGCGGCCGCTTCTTTTCCATCGGCTTCTTTTTCTTCCGGAACTTCCGCAATCAAAACTTCTTTGATCGCGTTGTTTTTTGTGGTCAATGCTGCAAGACGTTCCTCTGTCGGTTGTCCTTCATACGCATCTCCTTTACGATAGATGCGCTGATTCTTATCTTCCAAGTCTTTGAAGTCATGAACGACTTTGTATTGTTTTTTCATGGTGGTTATCCCCTTTCTTTATTACGCACCCTCAATAGGATCGGCATAGGAAACATAAATGGCTGGACGCGCTTTTTCAAGAACGATCAAGTCGTAATAGTTTGTACCTTTGATTGTGTCACGATTACCGTCACGGTCTTGAGAAGCTGGAATCAAAGTAACATCGTTGTATTTTTCAATTGGTGCAGCGATACGCAAAGGAACCAAGATGAAGTTGATATGTTTTGTTGGATCAACTTGCAAACGAGATTTCGCAACCTTCAAGATTGGGATATCATTATCCAACTGGGCAACCTTACGATTGATACCAGAAATGTTCACTTCATTTGTCGTGAATGTTTTTGATACTTTTTCGTTGTTCTTCAACGCTTTGTAGTAAGCACTTGATGCGAACATTACGAACGGTCCCACGATCTCAGCATCTGTCATGTATTCTTCAGCATTATCGAAAACAGCCAACGAGTTTGCAGTTGTCACGTCTTCTTTAACGGTTTTCCCTTGGTAGCCATCTGCTGTCGCTGCAGCAAATGCGGCTGTGATCAACCGTTCAACTGCTGTTTGGTCTTTTTCAGGGATAGCAACCAGACGAGTGTGCTCTTCTAATACTGTTGTTGGATCGTATGAGCCGTTTTCCGTTTGGTCTAATGCATCCAAGTCATAAGCCATCCAGCGTTCTTTTTCTAGTTTCACGGTTTCTTTCGCAACGTCAATTTTGTTACGAGCGTTGTTTTCGTTACGTTTGTAATCTGTAGCCGTGAATCCTTTCATTTTGTTGACGCGTACTTCTTTTGCGCCAACGAAATCCGCTTCAGTGACATCAGAAGCCCCTTGTTTCAATACTTCCCACACTTGTGAGTCTGCGGCAAATTCCTTGTCTAGCAATGCTAGATCTTTACTGTCTAAAATGACTGCCATGTTTATTCACTCTCTTTCCCTTTTTGATAGTTTTGGCGTGCCCGATCTCGCCATGATTTGCCATCGTTTTGTGACTCTTTAGGCTTGGGCGGTGTTTTGTCTTTCATAATTTCATTTACAATGGATTCACGATACGCTTGCAGCGCTTTTTGAAACTCAGTAAACTTTTCCTGCGCCTGATCATCTTTGGTGTCATAGACAAATTTGGCAAACGATTCCGGCAACTTCGCTTCACTAAGCATCTTGCGTGACTTATCGATCGCATCACGTTGCGCTACTGTTTGTTCCAGTTCTTCCAACTTTTTGATGCGTTCCTGTTCTTTTTCCTCGGCGCTTAATTGTGATTGGCGTAGTTTTTCATCAGAATCTGCTTGCCACTTCGCAAATTTTTGATTGATGATTTTATCCAGATCAGCATCAGAGTATTTCTTGTCATCTGGATTTTGATCTTCCGATTTTGGCGGTTTACCATCCTCACCTAGATCCTCATCTACTTTCCCTGGATCTGCTGGATCAGCGGGTGGAGTGGTATCATCAGCAAAAAATTGTAACTGCATCGGCATAAAAAATCGTGTCGTCTTCATGATTTGTTTCTCCTCCCATACCTTTTAACGAGAATACATGCCTGCTCGTTCCCATAGCTTTTAACGTCGTCAATGCTTGGACAAATTAAAAAGCCCAGCGGCTGCTAGACTTTAATGTTCTTGATTCAAATAGCTATTTCTCGCTTAAAGAAGCAATACGTCCGCCCGACAAGATTCAATTGAAACCAAGACACTGCTTTTCGATTTCCTTTTTCATCACGGTACTTTGTAATGTAATGATGCATGTTGTTCACCTCCTATTTCTTAGTTAAAACCGCTTGTAATTCTCCAGCGGCTTTATCAATGGTTGCTTGACTGATAACTGGTACCAACGTACATCGGCAGTTTGGATGCGCAGGGATGTCCGGCAGGTTGTCGATGGAATACTCTTTTCCGTTTCGCTTGCGGCAGATGTCACTGGTTTTGTCGTCCATTGTGGCTACCCACCGAAGCTTCGCATAGCCATTTGATCGGTACGTTTCAATCTGTCCTTGGTTTAATGCATGCATGTATTCTGTGCGAACAAGACGCTGTGTCTGACTACGACCAACTTGCAACCTAGCATCCATCATATTGGCTACTTGGTAGATTGATTTACCTTGGATGATTCCACTGGTCAGTTCTGATTTCATACTGGCGATTAGTTGGGCTTTATTCTTCCAAATACGGTCTGAGTAATTGTCACCCGCCCAAGGCTGCTTCACCATCTGGTCAATAGCTGTCTTGTTTAAGACACCCGTTTGTAATACGTTACTCACTGTTCTGGAACCTAGATTTGCGGCATGCTGTAATGCCTTCTTTGTAAAGTCATTCTCTTTGGTCCCAAGTTCAAGGATAGATTGCTCAATCTGCTTCTCAATTTTCTGTAGATGATTGTATCGATAAAAATCGGATATCAACGGTTTGGGCTTGTTGATCTTGCTGTAAGCATGGAACAATTCAGCTTCGATATCCTTCTTCGCTTGCTCGTAAACCGTGAGCCATGCTCTTGTTGCTTGTTCATTTTCGTTGTAGGCCTTATGAAGTGGATTCTGTAGCCTTTGTTGCCAATACGTCAGTTTGTTGGCCATCAGTCGTCACATTCCTTTCAGGCGCAAAATTATATCCTTGATTTCCAACGTCCTCTCGTTCAGCAGTGATTGTGTCCAATTCTGTTTGAACGTCCGGCACGATGTCTTCTCCAAGCTGTGTTAGCATCGTCGTACGAGAAGTAATACCTTGCAGCATTTGAACGAACTCGGCAATCTCTTTCGAGTTTTGAGGTAAGTTTGCTTTAAAGGTAATTCCGATTTCCAAGGGATCAAAACCCTTGTTGTGTGCTTTTAAATAATCATTGATCATTTTCAATCGTGTCAGCAGCGCTTTTCGCATCCACTTGATTTTCTCAAGTCTCAGCTGTTCTAAAGCAAGCAGTTTGTATCGGATGGCCACACCGCTTGCATTGCTGGCGAATTGCTGATCAGACATATCTGGAATAAATGAAAACTTGTGAATGTCGGCATCCAAACGATTTTTAATGTTTTCAGCATAACCATCATTCACATTTTTGATCAGCCATTCAATCCCACCATTTTCTCCTACTTTAAATCCGCCTGCTTCCTTGGCATCTTTAATATCTTGAGTTGTGGTCGCCATTAGGTTACGAAACACCATGAGTGCATCTGTGTTGTCCGTCAGATCGTTGACACTATTTGATACTGACAAGTTGTAGGCGTCAACTTCTGTGATGATTGGTTCAAAGTCTCCAATGTTCCAGCGGTTGTTCTTAACTTGAATAATTGGACATCGCCCCATCTTGTGGGACGTTTCCTCTTCTTCGGTTTCGAAACTACCAACAGCAATTTCAGGCTTGTTACGATTAAACGCTGAGTCTGTACGAATGTATGAATAGACAACACGTGACGTATCGTCATAGCAAGTCATAGTGACTTTGACTTTATTGTCTGCTTGATCATCTTCATCGAATATCACAGCATCTGTGACACTCTCTCTGATTTTGCCATCAGTGATTACCATCACCGTTTGCGGGTCCAGCGCTTCAAAACAATAATTGCCATCTTCATCCAGCCACTCAATTTCATAGGCTTCACCAAAGATAGACAAAAATAAAAGCAAATCGCTGTTTACGGACGATTCGCTGTTGTAATTGAATATGTCTTTTAATGGTTCATTGTCTTCGAGCTTTGAATAGTTGACCGATCCTGTGTAGCCAGTGGCAATAGTAGAAATGTAGCGAGGGAATCCATGAACCACCTTTGCATCTTTCTTACCTTTGCGGTTCTTACGATTCAAAATAGCATGATTTCCCTCATAATAGCGCATAAGTCTTTTCAACCGAGGCCTGCGATTCATCACATGTCCTTCGTAAAGTTTTCGCGCATCTTCAAATGTTAACATCGTTTCACTCCTTATCTGAAACCTAAAGCAGATATGTCTACTGCTTCTATGGTATTTTCCTGTGTCATTGTTTCAGCAATGCCAGTAACTGAATCTGGCGCGTCATCGTGTTCGTTCTTTCCTTCGCGTTGGTAAGTGGTCATAGCTTCGTAAAACTCTGGCCATCGAATTGCCCAATCTTCTGGATAATAAAGATTGTTCTCAATCCAAGCGCTGTTGGATAGAATCCTTGATTGCTTGTTACCCGATTGATGGAAGTCTTCCCAATAAGCTGCATAATATCCTCGTTCTTTCGCTTTATTCTCTGAGTTACGTTTAAAGCCTCGACCGCCGTTGTTGCCTTCCACTCGCACATGATTTACCTTGTTCCTTATGATCATGCTGGCATGAGCGTTCTCTGTGATTTCCATTGGCTCCTTTGTATAAAGGACATCAAGCAAATACGCCTTGTGATCGGATGTTTCCGCCCAAACAGGAGAGGAAAGGTAATCGGCCCCTTTGTCTGCAGTATCCGTATAATTCCATATTTTGATGATATTTTCCGGCAACTTGTCATAGGTTTGGAACTTCTGATAAAGTCGTCCTTTTTGGTCAATCGGTTCCTGCTGATAGTTGGCGTTAGCAATTGCTGATCCCATAGCCGCACGTTTCTTTTTAAAGTCTTCATAAGAAAGGATCTGCGGGCAAAGCATTTCGTTTGTCTCTTCATTAATCAAAGCTTTTCTAATAACCACACGTAACTTATAGCCAATGCCAGGCATTTCTCTAATGATGCGACCTGCCAAATCTTTCGAATGCCAGCGGGTCATGATCACGATGATCTTGCCGCCTTTTTCAACCCGAGAAAGCATTTGCTTCGTAAACCAGTCCCAATGCTTTTGCAACTCGTTCTCGTTGGTTGCTTCTGCAATCCCTTTGATGACGTCATCGACTATTAACAAATCGAATCCTTTACCAGTTGCGGAGCCACCCGGTGATGTAGCCAAATAGGAAAGCTTGCTCCCTTTCAATGCCCAGCGTTTTGCAGCAGCTGACCCTTGTTTCAACTTCACATTTGGGAAAATATCAGTGTAAACAATTTGGTCGTCAAGAACTCTTTCTTCTACGATCGCATCACGAACTTCTTTTGAGAAGTCAATCGCCATGTCCTCGTTGTAGACACCAGTTGCTACTCTCATTTTGGGATTTTTTCCTAGTTCCCATTCGACAAACCTTCCTGCAGTCATGGATTTTGCATGCCTTGGTGGTAGGTTAAGTAACATGATTTCTTCATCTGATGACATGAACTCTTCAAAATCTCTACAAAGTTCTTTAAGGTAGGTACGATCGTTCTTGTATAGCTCAGGAACCCGCAATTGACAATAAGAAAAGAAGTCATCACGCGCTTCGCGTAACAACTTCTCTCGTCTTAATTGCTTCAATTCTTTTAAGTAACGGTATTTTTGAATCCTATCCATCTTCATCACTAGCCGATGCTAATTCCTTTTCAAGCTCGGCAATGCGTTCTTCCAGTTCTGTATCGGTCAATCCGTCTGCGTTGATGTTAACAGTAGATTGGATCTCATGGACATCAACTGCTTTGTAGCCAGCACGATCAAGTAAATCTTTCGCTGCATTGATACGATCGGCATCTTTACTAGTTGGATTATTTACGATATCAGACAATACTTTGCGAGCATCTACAGCATCAAAGAAAAACTCTCGCTTCAATTCCTTCTCTAGCTGCTTTTCCCGTTTTTCAAGATATTCTAAAACTATAGGATTTTGAAGGAGTTGATAAGCTTGAGAGCTTGCAGAAGTAGAACTGTACCCAGCATCAATGGCTGCTTGTGTCTGGTTCTTTTTTCGATTTTTAAGGTAATTATCTACGAAAAGTTTTTGTTGCCTTGTCGGTCCTCTCACAGCCATTTAAATCAACTCCTCTCAAAATGAATTTTTAGTTATCAACAACAAAAAAGACAGCACTAGCGAATTCTGAAATGAGATGATTCACCTCGCTTCAAAAAATTGTGCTGTCTTTCGTATCCGTCAAAGAAGTAAAGCGATGAGGGATTAGCCCCCTTTCGGCGTTTGGATTAGTGTGAGTAGTCCAATAACCGTCTCTCTTAATCTTTTTGACAATATCATAATAACTCTTTTTATGAGGTGTTTGCGCCGGAACTTTACGGAGTTAATTCCTACTCGATACGGGTTACAAGCGGAGTTGATTCCGATTTACTAACCACAAGTTTTAATTCGTAGCTAAATTGTAGCATTGCTTCCTTTGATTCATCAGTAACAATATCTTTGCTTACTGGTACCAGATCCAGTATTTCATTTACAGTAAATCCTTGTAGATATCTCAAAATAAATATCTGACGTCTTCTCTCGGTTATCTCAGCTTTAAATGGGTGAGATATAACAGCGAATCCCTTAGCAAACAATTGGTGCAGTTCTCGAAATTCTTCCATATCATCTTCTCTTTGAATTAAAATTCTTTCTGCTTCGCCGGTATTGCTGCCAGCTGTTGAAGGAGGAATAAGGCTGAAAGATTGCGTCACTTTAGGCACTCTTGGCTGTCCGACTTTTTCACGAGAATTTTTGTAGGCTCCAATAAAAATCTCAAAATTCTTTCTGGTTAAGAGCATATCAATATCTTTGTTGCTTGGCACTTCATATTTACTAACATCAAATAGCGACATGACCGCCATTCCCCCTTATGTTATAATATCTCTGACGGAAATATTTTTAACAGTCGGAGGAATCCGGCTTTTTTTATTTATCAAAATGTGAGCCATGTTGATGTTCTTCATCGATGATCAAACTTTTCAACGTCTTACCAAGGACCTTTTTATTTAATGTTCCATTTACCTTGGCTTTTTCTAGCAACTTGCGCTTCTTCTTTTTTACTTTCGATTTTTTCTTTGGCAATGGCTTGCTTCTCCTTTTCATCTAATTCTTTCCCGAAAATCACACTTGCAAAAATTGTACCTACAACTGCTAGAAAAATTGACAATGCAACCGTCATAAGCAATCATCCTTACAGATCAGTTCCCATCTTTCGATTTTATTTACTGGCAGTGTGAGAATGAATGTTTGATTTTCAACTATAAACCTGCCCATCACTTCATTTGATTTTACTGGACTAGGTTCAACTCCTCGGATGAGTAGTTTTGAACCGTTATCAGCATGGAAATAGTATTTACGCCCATTCTTTGCGTTCGCTACAATTTGTTTTGAATTACGCTGTGCAGTTCGTTTTTCCTCTTCCCTTTTTAGAACTTCATTTTCTTCACGTTCTAAGGCGGCTTCTCTCATTACCTGCCACATTGGTTTTTGATCTGTCATTTTCATCCTCCTGCTTCCATCGCATCCCTGACTAACGGATCATTGATAATAATCTTGTACTTCATCTGCTCATGCTGCAGCTGCTGTTCTAGCTGCTCAATTTTTTTCTGCTGGTCAACTATTGTATAGGATAGCCAACTCAAGCCAGCGATTATTAGCAGCAGTATTATGATGATAGAATAATCAACTTTCACTGGCTTGCTCCTCGAAAGTTACGAACAAGGCTACAGAATCATCCATCTTCATGTAGTTTGCATCTTCTTCAGCTTCATCAATGTAGTTTTCAATAATGTATACACAACCCAAAACTTCAAATGATTTTACTTCTCGATTTAGATATTCTGGTGGAACATAATTGTAAGTTGCTCGTTTCCCTTCATCATTAATAAAAGCTATATTGTGCTTATGACCAGTCATAGTCATTAAATCATCTACTGTCATTCTTATCCCTCCTGTTTGCTATCGCTGACGATTACGGAATTATCTCTTACTTCAAACTGATCACATACCGGGCAGTACCAAACGTCTTCGGTCTCACCTGGTTCAGGCTCTTGCTTTTGCATAGTGTACAAATTGCACCGTTCGCAATAATCAGGTTCTTTCATCACTCTTCCCCCTGTTCCTGCACCCATTTGCCGAATGCTTCTAAAACTTGAGCTTCTTCTTTTTCATTTAATTCTGTCCAAATTTGTGTAACGAGATCTTCGGGATTTCCATAAATAAACGAATATATGCAATCAAATAATGTAAGGTTCGAATTTTCTTTTTCATCTTTCAACCACTCCAATACAACCTGCTGATTCTCGTTGAGTTGCGGTTGCTTCGGCTCAAAATTTTCTAGCATTACAAATGGGCTAGTGCCCTGAACTTTTTCAATTGCGAACTTGCTACACCTACCAATTAATTTTTTGTTGTTATAGACTAAACTCACATTCATTCCTCGCTTTCTGCTATTTCGTCGGATAGCTGACTATTATTCAGATAATTCGAGCGGAATGAGAATCTTATTTTCAATCGCTCGTATTGCATTTTCGGTCAAAATTCTTTGCCATCGTTTATTTTTTGGCGACCAACGCATTGCAGCTGATTTTAACAATCCTCTTATACCCTCGGACGGCTTTCCGTTAGTTACGATATAAATTCGGTTATCTTCTAAATCGATGCCATAACCAGCAATTTCTTCGTGTTCCAGTTCGCTATAAAATGCTTGCCAGCCTTCTTCTTTTGCTTTAGCTTTTCGTTTAGCTTCTACATTTTCTCTTTGTTCGATCAAAACTGGATCAAACATTTTTCTTGTATTATCTAAAAATCTTTCATGCTTCCCATCGTTGGCGTATAGTTCCCTTTCCAACTCATGAATGCGATCAAGTTCACGCTTTTTCTTTATAGTGGGATAGTTAGCACCGCCGGAAATCATTACAGATGGAATTGTCGTTGCTTTCAAAATGTTGGTTCGCAACTCAACTACCAATTTGTTGTATTTAACAAGCCTTTCATCCAAAGCTTTTTCATTTTCTGTTGTGACGAATGATCTAAAGTCATTTACAAAAGATTCGATATAACTTTCAATCTCCTTGTTAAAGTCTCTTCCTCGGTAAAAAGAAGTCAATTCTTCGTAACGTTGTCCTACTTCTTTCGGAATCTTGTAAACAAGTTCAAAATTTCCTTGTTGCACTTTTTCAAAAGTTAACATTTACTTTCACTCCTTCAGTTGGTTATTTTGGTGGATTGCTGACTTAATCATCATTCATATTTGCAAGCACGCTACCAAATATATACTCGACATTTTCTGCATCTAGCTCTTCTGGAATCTTAAAAGCCACTTCTTCTACACAATATTCCCCAATTTCAACATCAATTACTATTTGCTTTATCTTTTTATCAGTCATTATCAAACTATCCTTTCTAGTTGTGTATTTCTTCCGATTCTGTACTAGATAACCAGCTCATATGATTTTCCAAAAATGTCAGGTTTACAAGGGTAAAGCTCCCCATTGATCCCTTGGATCACGTAATCATTAATGCTAACCAACATGTCACCCTCAAGTGTCTTCACGTACAAATCGCCTTGACCCTTCCATACGAGAACACCTTCTTTTTCAGCTTTTATTGCCCACTCGGGTACATACGGTGTTCCATCAGAAAAAATAAAATCTCCATCAAATTGAAAAGCCTCAATCACTACAGGTTTTTTACGATACTTCATTGTTTTTCCTCTTTTCATTTTTTATTTAAGGTTGCTAGTATAGTTCCTAAGACTATGCAGCCCTTTGCCACGTCTTTTCGTTTTCCGATCAATCCATGTACCAGTTGTTCCCCAATAATCAATCATCCCTTTCGGCGCATTGATCGCAAATTGATGATTATTTGGATAATGCTTAAATTCAAAACCCAAAGCCTCAATATTTTTTGTCGCTGAATCTCCCATGCGCTTAACATGCTGCGTTCTGCGCTGTTTCAGGTAAGGCTTCACATCATTCCAGTATTCAGCCATTTCTCCCATGAAGTACCTCCATTTTTAGTTATGCACATATCCACAAAGTTATACACAATATATCGTAGGAACGTATTTTCGCCCACTATATATTGATCATTTTGTTCTTTTATAGCCCAATTCAATCAAAAACTCTTCCCTTTGATTCAAAGCGTTACGATAAATCGCCTGTACACCAATTTGATCCGCATAGGCTATTCCTTCTTGACTAGTAATGAAACGATAAGTCCTTGCTGTTTCATCCACTAAAATCGCATGAAACTCGTTGTAATAAATTCTTTTCAAAATACTCACCTCAACTTACAAATTTCTGATGCGAGATCTTCACTTCATCATCATTAATCATCGAGTAGGCCATCGTGGTCTCAATATTTTCATGCCCGAGGAACCTAGAAACGAGTTCTATCGGCATCCCGTGTCTTCTCGCAAGTGTTGCAGCTGTCCTTCTAAATCTGTGCGGGTGAACATTCAAAACACCTGCACGCTCCCCTAGACGCTTGACCAACTTTTGGACTCCGGCAGTAGTCATCCCTTTCCCTTGGCATTAAAGTATAAAGTTCTTTGCTTGTTGCCTTTTCCAATCACTTCAATCGAATCATTTTCTTGGTCATAGTCACTAAAATTTAGAGAAACCAATTCAGAGACTCGACATCCGGTACTCAATAGCAGTTCGATGATGAGCGTTTCTTTTGCATTAGATGCAGCACTTCGCAGCTTTTCAACTTCAAGCTCACTGAATTCTTGTTTGCGCCTTTTGGGTACTTTTATCTTTTCCACCCTTGCACCAGGATCTCGATCGATAAACTCTTCGATATAAAGCCAGTGAAAGAACCTAACGATGCAGCCACGTTCACGAGCAAGCGTACCTTTAGATATTCGATCCTGAATTTCCCTGTTAGCAATAAACAATCGGATGTCATTTGCGTTGATATCCTTAAACGGCTTTCTAAGCTTACTCATGAAGAAATTGATCGTCTGCATATAAAGTTTCAATGTTCCGTCTGAAAGCCCCTGAATCTTCTTTGACACCATAAATTGATGGTATGCAGCTGCATCGGATCTCTCATCATAGATCACTACATCAGTTGAAGTTTTAACTAATTCAAAGGAATCCAAATGCATCAATAAGAGTATATTTACTTTCCTAAGTTGTTCTGGATCCAAATCATTTTCTAAATCTCCAACAATTTTATTAATCAGCGACTCCTTGTTGGTCATCGTTCACTCCTAACCGAAACTCTTTCGAATTTCATATTCGTGGTCGATCAACTCTTTCAATGTATCTTTGGGATATAATTTCTTGCCCGACCGCTTTTGATGCTGCACACACAACCACTGAAACTTTTCTATGGTTGCATCATCCATAGCGTATCTGGGTCTTTTTTTCTTCGTAGCCAACAGGTGGGACACCTCCTATTAAATGGTGGGACACCCCTCGAATTATTCTTTTTTTCGATAGAATCTTTTGAACCTATCCGGAGTTTTATCTCTGATTAACTTGTCTAGGTGGGTACTTGATATCTTGCATTTATCACGTACCTGCTTTTTGCTTCCCGTGTAGATAATGCTGCCATCGTAGATAACTTCTACCAGAGGTGATTTCCGACCTCTGGCATTAGCAGACTGGACCCAAACCTCGTCTCGAAGCTTTTCCCACTCTTTTTGAACATTGGGATTTGTATCAAAGTCAGGACGTTCAGCCAGATAAATGAGCCGTTCACGTTTTTCACGACGTAACTGCCGTTCTTGATTGTCCATCCGCTTGTTCTCCTTTTAATTTTTTGTATAGTCGCTGAGCTTCTTCCCACAGCTCATCTGTAGTTGCTTGAGTAAAACTATTGCCAAAATAATCAGCACTCACTTTTTTTTCTGAAATTAACCAATGACGATATAGCAGCATGAATGTTCGAAATTTGGCTTCTGCCCCTTTGCCACTCGTATCCCCAGTTTCCTCTACGTAACCGATCATCGAATCTAATGGGAACTCCATCAGATCTTGTTGCTCTTTTGGCAATAAATTGTGGATCAACTTGACCGGTTTGCTAAAATCCCTCTTCTCTTCCTGAGACATCTAAGAATCTCCTCCGATCTTCTTCAGTCACTTTCGGTTTATTTCTAGAATAGTTGACTGGCTCATTTGCCCATTCAGGCAATTTTTCCTGTCTGACATACGGCTGTTTTTTACGAATTGGCTGATTGGGTTGTGTTTTATCTTTTTTGGCCCAATTACGAATCGTTGCTAAATAATTTTTATAGGTTTTACCTGTTGATTCGCAGTATTCAGAAACACGATCGATTCTTTGTTCCCAATCATTGGGGAATTCACTCTTCAACTTTTCCAGCTGATCGTCACTCAAAAGAACATTTTTATATTCTCCATATTTATGACGGACTGGCTTAGACTTCGATTTTTTCGAAGTCGGTAAGTCTTCTATATATTCTTTTGTATTATTAATTGTATTATTAATAGATGTATTATTATCTGGACAGATTTCTTGCCTAGGGGTAGGTAAGTTTTCCTGCCTAGGGTCGGTAAGATTTCCTGCTGGGGTAGGTAAGTTTTCTTGCCTAGGGGTACTAATGTTAATCCAGCGATTTTCAATTTCTTTACTGCCATTTTTGTACTTAACTATTCGATTGATGTGACCATTATCCTCAAGAGATTTAAGCCATGATTTTATTGTTGTTTTGCTAACTCCGTATAATTGGGCGAAATAATCATTACTTGCCCAGCAATAGCCTCTTTCATTTGATAAAGCGGTTATCTCGCCATACAGAAGTTTCGCACTTGGTATCAACCTGTTATCATATCTAACGCTTGCCGGTATGATCGCAAAGTAACTTCTGTGAATTGCCACGTTATACCTCCTTTGTAGCCTTTTTAAATAAATCTTCCGTTTCGTATTCTTCATCAAATCGCATAATTTGGGCGTTGCTCATAATGCCGATCTTGATCAATGCTTCTTGGTCTAAGTAGACTGGTTTGATTTGATATTTTTGGATAAACTCTTCTTGACCCAAGTTGTGAGCGATATTGTGGTACTTCCAACTCAAAGCAACAAACGGAAACTTTCGATGATCGACCTTGTTTCTGTGGCGATTCCCTACTGCCGTTACATGGTGAATCTGCGCGCCTGATTGACCAGTTACTGCACATTTACGGTATTTGCAACAGAAGTAGAAGAAACTATCGTGTTCCAGAAGATAGTTATAACGCCTAGGCAGTTGAACCCCTTCTGCAACGACGTATTCGATTAGAAAGTCAATCCATTGGTTCATCTCCGATTTAGTTGCTGTAGCATGACTGAACTCGCAATCGTAGGTGTCCTGATAAATGTGCCGCATTTTATCTTTCACTTCATAACGTGGGATGTTTTCACTCTGAGCGATATCTTTGAGTAATGAATGAGACAATGCATTTTGCTTCGCACTTCTGGGGTCATTATCTATAAACTGGATTTCTGCGAATCCCTCCTGTCCCCTGCGGATCGTTTCAAGGTGTTCAGGATTCACATTCTCGTCAACTTCCAGTAGAAATCTGTTCCCCTGTTGCTTTAGAATCTTGGCTAGCATCACTCAATCACATCGACAACTTCGATCCCTAATTGCACAATACTTTGATTTAATAGACTAAATTGTTCCTCTGAGCCTTTGAGTTTAAGTGTGACCACGTTGATTTGTGCTGGTACTTCCTTATCTTGGGTAGGCTCCTCAATAATTTCACCAGTTTCTCGATCAATTGGTACTGATGGAACTGGCTCTTTCTTCTCAACTTTTTGAATAACTTCCTCAGCTTTGGCAATACGAGCTTTTTGTTCTGCGACAACTTGATCAATTTTTGTCATAACCTCATCCACGTTAAGTCCCTGATCAAGCAATATTACCCATGAAACAGGATCTAAGTGGACTGCTTTCGCATACCCTTCAACAACTCTCTTATCAATGAACGTTTGTTGTCTTTTAGCTACAAGCTCATTGATTGCCATTGCTATGTCTTCACTAGTCGCTTTTTTCAACTCTCCTTTAGTTGTTGTAAAAGCTCCTTTATTTGTCCATTTATCAAGGATTTGTATATCATTCGGATCAACCCCAACAACGGCGCACAATTCATTGATTTTTGCTTTTACTTTCTGCGATCGAGAATCACGTTCTGTAGATTCGAATTTATCAAGACTTTGAGAAATTCCTTCTTTGGCATCTTCCATCTGATCAACAAATTTCTTGATCTTGGCTTCAAATGCTTTTAAAGGCTCAGAATAGCCATTTTTCACTTCTTTTCGTTTTTCTTCAAGCAACTTGATAATGTTATTCAGCGAAGACCGTGCGTCTTTAGCTCCTTGGATATCTCCTTCACTAAATGTCAAACTTTTGTAGTGATTTGCGGTATTTTCAACAAGCGCTTCAAGCTCCGCTTCATTTTTGATTTCAATGGTACTTGGTGTATAGTCAATCTGAATTGATGTGTCTGTTTTGATTAATTCATTCATTTGCTATTTCCCCCATGTAAAAGATTTAGTTTCTTGCTGTGGCTTAGGATCTTCCGCAGGTTGATTTACTTTTTGTGTTTTTTGTTCTGCTTTTTTCAACAGTACTTTCATATACCCAGTAACTTGTTGGTAATACTCAGGGGGAACCTGATCCAAATGATCAAATCCGTTTTTCCCAAGAATATTTGCTGCGATGACTTCTGGATTTGTTTGAGTAAGACCAGAAATTTCTGCTACACGTCTATGGAATATTTCCAAAAATTCTTCGCGCATTTGGTCACCAGAAACGCTATCAGCTGTGTTTTGAGAATCAGCATCAATTCCATCGTCAATTAGGTACAAACCTTGTAGTGCGTATTTACGAGCATATGAAGATGCCGATCCAGTCACTTGGCTATCATCCATTTTGGGTTTCGCATCAGCTTCTCGAGCATATGCTTCCACTTGCAATGAATCCTTTCCATCAGTTAGGGTTGCGGTTGCTTTGATATAGAAGCGACCATCCATAAAAATGGGCATATCTGTCAAAGTTAGCAAAAGACCATGGTTTAGATTATGTGGCTTTACTGCTTTCAAAATATCTTCTGCGTTTCGGAAGTTGTATCCTCCGAAGTCGCTGTAATTACTTTTCGGGACCTTTAATTCCGCTTGGATTTTTATCAGTTTCTCATTAAAAGTCAGTTCTAATTCACTCATAACGGCACCGGCTTTCCTAGTTTTGATTTGCAGTACTCCAGTAGGTCATCTTCATGGATGAATTGATCATCAATGGAATAGACTAGGTCACCTTGATATAGGGGATTGCCACGCCAATCAAATGCAATCGGATCTGGTTCATCTGGCGGCAATTGCCTTGCCCCTAGACTGTCAAATAAATCCATAGTATAATCTCCTTGATTTTTATAATTTATCTTTTTAGTTTTGCGCCGCATAAAGAACAGTAATTAGCGTTCTCTCTATGACTGTCTTTACCACAGACTCCACATGATATATTTTTTGTTTCTTTAGGAAGCGTATTATTATTTTTCCGCATCCCTTCCGAGGCTAGACTGTTAAATTGATCCATGATACACTCTCCTTAAATATATTTTTCTTTGTGACTCTATGCTTGCCGGCTGAGTCACTTTTTTTGTTTCATTCGTTCGATATGTTGTTTTGCTAAAATATACGGCTTTTCGATTTCATACTTTCGATCAGCAATAGCTTTACCGATGCACAAAGCTTCTGCTCTAGTCATACCGTCTCACCTTCCTTTTGCTTTTATAATTAAGGAATACTCCATAAGGTCCAGTATCCGCACTTAAGAAAACCGGTCCTTTTTTTGCGGCAAGGTTGATGTCGCCATCCACCGTTTCTAAATTAAGGAATACTGGTGTTTCTGTGATTCTTAGATACCAAATACATAGCTTTTTAATCATGCCCGATCCTCCATATCCAATTCCGTTTGAATCTGATTGATTCGTTCCTTGGTTACAGATGACGGCTGCCAATGATCAATGAACCCCAAAACCTTCTGGAAGTCCTTGTCTTTGATGCGTCCACGATTCGGAACACCAAATAATTGTTTGATGCTTGATCCCAAATCCTGAAACAGCATGCTTTTTGCGCCTTGACCAAGATGTTGATCCTTGCAGATCTGATAGACTTTCTTTTGAACCGCTCGATCGATAGTCCCTTTGTCTTCAGTAGTAATTAGTTTGTTTTCTTCGATATCTACCAGACGTTCGTTGATATCATCTATACGTTGGCTCGCTTCTTCGTTTGCAGCTAACGCAAGCAAAGCAAGCCCTCGTGGTGTATCTGGAATCTGCGGTTGTTGCTTGATGTGATTTTCCATTTGATTGAATGCTTCAATGTATTTAAGTTTGAACGCATCTGCTTTTTTGCCTGTGAATCCTACAGCGATAAATGTCCAACCGTCCCGATTCATGTAATACATCTTCTGTTCTCTTCCTCTAGAATCTCTATAAGACCCCAAGGCAAACATTTTTTCGTAATGCGCTGAATTTTCAGCCGATTGAATCTTGGATTCAATAGCCTGTATTACGTTTTTGTGTTCCTTCTCAAAACTTTCAGCTAAATTTAAGCTGGTTGTTACTGCTTGTTGATCTTTCATAATTACTAAATTTGTCATTTTTTATTTTCCTTTCTGGGTTTATAATTTACTTACGAAAGTGAGGTGATAATATGGGAGAGCGAATGCGTATTTCTGCACCACCGTTTAACAACAAACAGTACGTTCTTAACAAGAACACAGGCGTTTGTCACGATCTGGACAACTACTCCACTAGTTGTATGATCTATTCAATGGATCATGACCATGTGTTTGCATCAGATTATTTGTACTCTGAAATCAAGAAACATCATCTGTACAAAGAAGAATGTGATTATTGTATGACCCCTGACGGTTAGCGCAGACTTGGCACTTGGCAACAAGTGCCTTTTATTTTTCGATTGTCCCTTTTGAATGAAATTCAACAATCACTTTTGAAACAGCTTTTAGTAACTTTGATGCTGTTATCTTGTTTTCGATACAGATGATCAAAATTTTCTCTGCCAATTCATTTACGTCCATGAATATCAAATCCTTTCTTTGGTATAATTCCCTTATCAGTCAGTGGTTGGCTGAAATAATTGATAAGGAGGTGAAAAATCTATGAATTTAAATCAAGTACAAATTTTAGAATATGCACTCCAATGTTTTTTTGAAATACACGAGAAAAAATATGATAACAAAATTCATTTCCGTGTAATCCTTGAATCCAAAAACGATGTGTTTCAAGCTGAAAGTTACTTAAAAGGTTCCATGAATAGTCCTGTGAGTCAGCGACTTAATTACGAAAAAGAAGTTGTAAATGAATCATTTTCGCCCAATTCTTATTCATCAAGTCCTTTTCAGACAATTCGATCTAAAGTTTATGATTTCTTTACTACTGATTGGGGACCAGCAAACACAATGTCTTTAGTTGAAAACCCTCATATTCTCTTAAAAAATCTGCTAAACCTTATAGAAGGAATTGATATCAATACTAGTGAAAATGCTTTCTGGTATAACTATCAATCACTAAAATATGATTATTCAATTGCCTTTAAAATCATTGATCCAACTGAAGAGTTTTCAATTATCAGTTTATCTTTACAAAATTAGATTCGAATTTCAGTCGTTTGTATACTATTTGAAGGCTAGCGTTTGCTTCGGCATACGTTAAGCCTTTTTCCATTTTTAAAACCTCCAAAAGTTTTTTCGCGATAGCTGGTGCTTTCTCACCATATATTTCTGATAAATCAACATCTTCTGAATATCCACCATGCAACTTAACTTCATCCCACGGTGCACTACTTAATATTTGTTTTTCTGCTTTTTCCATCTTTCTCACCTCAAATCTATTAGCCGATTCAACCGACATTGATAAAGTAACTCTTGGTACCTTTTGAGATCTCTAACTAGCAAATCTCGTTGAGAATCGCTCAGTAAGCTTTTGCGATCGTGTAGCTGCTCATGCAGGCTGTGTACTTTCTCTTTAGCTAAGGTATCGATCAGCAGCTCTTGTTGTAAGGTGTAGGTCATAGGTTATTTACCTTTCCCACACGACATAACTGCCCTTACAGTCCGTTCAGCGACTTCTTTAGGCATTTTGTCGCCATCTTTCACTGGACGACCATCGCTTGACCAGAAGAAATTAATTTTTGGATTTTTAACTACTTTTGACATTTGAAATCCCCCTTTAAAACAATTCGATATTTGGCAAAATGTCGCGTTCTTTCAAAAAGTTGTATAGGAACAAATGTCCTTTTTGCGTCCACTTCATAATCGGTTTTAAATTGTCCGTTCCTTGTACTGGAACCATTTCGATGTGTGTGTATCCTTCGTTTTGATACTTCGCATACAACAGCCACGCCTTACCTTGTCGGTATTGGATGCCAAAATCATGCAGCAACTTGTTCATTTGCATTGCGCTCATGCCGTAGTTTTTAGCGATAAAGCTGATTGGCGTAACGCTTTTATTTGCTAGGATGATGTCGTGATAATTTACCTTGGGCTGCATTTCGGCTACCTTTTGTTCTGCAACCAATCGTAATGTGCGTTCTTCTTTGAGTTTGGTTGCTACTTCGATCAGCAAGTCTGGATTGTTTAGTAGGTCGTCCGTTGCGTACATGCCGTGCTTTCGGATTTGAGGTAGGACTTCGTCCATTACCCACGATTCGAATTTCTCGGCGCTTGGTAAATTTGATTTGATAATCAAGCGATAAACATCTGATTCTGGAATAATTTTGAACTTTTGACGACGGCCTAACGAATCGTTACCCCATGTTTCAATCGCTTTTTTGCAATGATCATTAGTAGCTTTGCTTGGATTTTTATATCCCAAAGTTTTTGCAACGTCATTTGCTACAAAATATGGGACGTCATTTTCCAGAAACGTTCGAACTTCGTTTTGTTCAAAGTTAAAAATTTGTGGTGTGTTCATATTCACTGTCCTTTCTTGTTTTTATCTCAAATAGAGATATTTGATTTTAAAAAAATAATTCTGATACTTTTTTGTTAAAGCTTTTTGCCAAAATGTACATTTCGTAATCGTGGAATGGATACTCGCCTTTTTCTTTTAACTCATATTGACGTCTTTCCAAACCAATCAAATCAGCTACGTAAGATGTAGTCCATTCATTTGCGAGCCTAGCTTTTTTGAGTTTTAACTTCGGCTTCAAAAACTCAACTCTTAAGTTTTTCTTTTTTTCCATCGTACTCATGTAATCGCCTCCTTTATTTGATAAATCAATAATATCTCTATCTGAGATATATGTCAATGCTTTTTTATCACTTTTTGAGATATTTTTGTTTACACGTTTATCACAATGTGATATTATTATCTCATGATGGAGGTGCCTTTAATGAAGAAAAATATTTTAGGTTCGGTTATAAAGGACGCAAGAAAAAAGAAAAAACTTACTCAAGAACAACTTAGTAAATTAACTGGCTACAGTCAAAACACTATATCTAACCATGAAAACGGAAACCGATCCCTAGATGAAGATAATATCAAAACTTATGCAACGGCTTTGGGTTTAACTTCGGACGATCTTTTCGAGGCGTTAGATATTAAAAATTCTCTAGAAAACAAAATAATGATTATCGATAAAAAACAAACTAAAATAGATAATTTATTAGATATGTATAGCCAATTGGAAGAGTCTCGCCAAACCAAGGTCTACAACTTCGCTGAACAGCAACTTGAAGAACAAAATAGCAATGTGGTTCAATTCCCTATTCAAAATAACCATGAAGAGGTGCAAGCTTACTTATCAGCTGGTACTGGGATTCTAAACTATTATGAAGCAGACAAAGATATAGTAGAAGTTCCAGCAGATGCACCAGAACATGATTGGATATTTAAAATTGTCGGAGATTCTATGAAACCATTGTTTGATACTGGCGATATCGTGTATGTGGATGAATTCAAACAAGGCATAGACTCTATACAAAATGGTAGGATTTATGTGGTTGAGGTTGACGGAGAAGCTTATATAAAGAAAGTCTATGTGTATGAAGAAACTAAAACACTTAGACTGGTTTCTCTAAACAAAGATTATATAGATTTACTATTTAGATTTGAGGATTCGGATATTAAGTTTATCGGTCGTGTGATTATATAAAAATGCCCCTGTCAGAGCCGCAAACTCTGGCAAGGGGTAATTTCATGATACTTTAGGAACATTTTATAGTAGAGAAACGAGGAAACAAAAAAAGAATTTGTTTTTAAAGGCGGTTAATAAATCCACTATTACTATTATTGATAAAAATGCTTAAACAAAAAGAAAAAGTTTTATCAATTCAACGAATCAAGGTTTAAAAGATGTTTGTGTTGTTATCTGTCAAATACATTTGACTAAAAAGGAGAAATGACGTTAATGAAGATGGTGTTTGATAAAAAAATAAATAAAAGCTTTAGCAAATTTTTGATTTTTGCTTTTTTTTGGTGCTGTTTTTTTATAGTATCTATGCAAACTAGAAAAATAGGAGGTGATGACACTAACTTTACAAATCAAATTTTGGATGTAGGCGGCGTAAATTGGGTCTTAGCGCGATATAATAATTGGTCAGGACGTTTTTTTTCTGACTCAATGACTGCTTTTTTTCTGCCTAAGTCTCAAATTTTATGGGCGATTTCCAACTCTTTTTTCGCCACTTTATTACTTTATTCCATAAATAAATTGGCTTTTCAAAAATATTCAAATTTATTTTTTTCTATGGCTTCTTTGGGATACATTTCTCTCGGAATTCTTGTAGATAGTTCATTTTGGATTACCGGAAGTTTCAATTATTTATGGCCAATTTCTCTAGGGTTATTCTCATTGATTCTTGTTTCTAACAGTTATAGAAATAAAAAAACAAGATATCCTGCAATATATATCGCTTGCGCAATCTTAGCATCTTTTGGCGTAGAACAGTTAACTGCTTGTCTCGTATGTTTTTCTATTCTAGCTAACTTAAAAGTCGCTTTCTCAGAAAGAGCGTTTCGTCCCAGCCTTTTTCTTTATTCTTTTTTTACTGCTATGAGTTCTGCAATAGTTATTTTATCTCCTGGTAGCAAAAACAGAGTTTTAGAAGACTCCGCACGATGGTATCCTGATTTCATCCATATGTCCTTGTTAGACAAAATCACTTCAGGAGTAACGTGGCAATTTGATTATTGGATAACTTATATGTCGGGAACTATAGTCTTATTAGTTTTTATAATTTTTATTGTTCAGATAAAAAAACAAAACATATCTAAATTTGAAAAACTCTCTTCAAAAATACTATTTGCATTATTGGCGATTGCAGCAAGCCTATCGATATCTGTTATTCCTGTCAATCTTACTGAATTTGTAAATTTCAATGATGCGAGTTTAGCAAGTTTTTTTCCCTATTTCTTTTGGAGTATGTTCTTTATCGTTGTCTACAGTTTAGCTATCCATCTAAGTCCAGATACAATAGAGAGTGCATTTCTAGTCGCTGCTATTTTTTTATCAGCTGCTTTAATGTATTTTTCGCCGACAATATATGCTTCTGGGCCTCGTTCTTTAGCTGTTCCTTTCGTGCTACACACTATTTTAATAGGTAAAATAGCTAGCAATCATATCGAGATAATACTTAATTATCGATATTTACTATATATATTTCCATTGATAAATATTGGTTATTTCTTATATTGGGCTTCACAAGGAATACAAGCCCACTCGTTCGTATTCAATTAAAAACACGCCCTCCCCTCACAGAATGGCGTGCTAAGCAATAAACAATAAGGCTTATTTGCTATGCCTATTTTAACAATTAATAGGATGTGATTCAATATGAAAAAAGCCGGTATTTATATTCGAGTTTCAACACCGGAACAAGAAAAAAACGGATACTCTTTAAATGCGCAAGAAGAAAAGTTGAAGTCCTTTGCGCTGGCGAAAGATTATGAAGTTAAAAAAGTTTATAGAGACGGCGGATTCAGCGGTGCTAAACTCGAACGCCCTGCAATGCTAGAAATGATTGATGATATAGAAAACAATAGGCTTGATTTGGTTTTGGTATATAAACTTGACCGCCTATCACGCAGCCAAAAGAATACTATGTATTTGATTGAGGACGTATTTTTGAAAAACAATGTCGACTTTATCAGCATGCAAGAAAGTTTCGACACTACTACTTCTTTTGGTCGTGCAATGATTGGTATCTTGTCCGTATTTGCTCAACTAGAAAGAGATAATATAAGAGAGCGTATGACTTTGGGAAGAATGGAACGCATTAAAAGAGGCTTCTATATGGGCGGTGGTAAGGTTTCGTTTGGGTATAGGTATAATCAAGAGTCAAACGTATTAGAAATAGATGAGGGCGAAGCTACGGCCGTTAGGCGTATGTTTGAATTGTTTTTAGGTGGAAATTCGATCTATAGTCTAATAAACACACTAAAAAAAGAATTCCCACATTACGAAAAAACTTTCTATGACGCTTCTGTAAGAAGGCGGCTGGCTAATGAACACTATATTGGTAATAGTCAGTATGATGGCAAAATTTATGTAAATACCCACGAACCAATTATTGATGACTTAACTTTTAACCAGGCGCAACTTATGTTAAGCACCAGGTCGCACGGCAACGCATTTAAGCACAAGTATTTGTTTTCTGGCATGATTACATGTAAGAAATGCGGTAAGTCTTACAATGGATTTGAGAGTGTTTGCGGTAAATATAGCAACAAATATTACCGTTGTTCTTCTACCACATATAAATTTAAAAAGAAGAATGGCTGGGAATGTTCTGGCAAGAGGTTCCGTTGTGAAGATGTGGATAAGTATATTCTAGATAAAATTAAATCTATCGCTACAGATCAAGTCGTTTCCAAAAAATCTAAGTCTACATCCCTCCCGATAAAGAAAGAAATAGATAAATTAAAAGCGCAACAAGCAAAACTTTTAGATTTATACTTAGATGATAGAATCGATACTAATGTTCTTGATGAAAAATCAAAACACATTAAAGACTTACTCGAAAAATTAAATAAACAACTTAAAGAAAAACCAGCAATCGAAAAGAAAGTATTTGACGAATCTGTAGATAAGTTAGCGAACAACTTTGAAAGTTTGAGTTTTGAACAACAAAGAATACTAATTGGCAATGTAATTGAAAAAATCGAAGTCGTCGGCGGTGACATGAATGTCTATTTTTTTGACACCAAATAA